AGCTCGATGGTCTTGCGCGGATCGCTCTCGCGCTCGAGCAGATCCCCGGCGCGCGCGTCAACGATCTGCGCGGTGCCGTGGATGTCGCTCTCGGCGCTGACCAGCGGCGATCCCCAAATCTGCCCCAGCGCGCGCAGCACGCGCATGATCAGCACGCGAGGAAAGCGCGGCCACGCCGGTCCGGTTGGCAGCAACTCGGCCAGTTGCGCCGCATAATCGGCACCAGAGCGTCGGCGATGCCGGTCGCGCGTCGGCGGCTTGGGCGTCGCGACCTTTATGACCTCGTAGGAGAAGCTGACGGTGCCGCCGAAATAGTCGGAGCTGGCTGTCGCTGCCGGACCGATGAAGCTGAAATTGTCCGCATCGATGACGCTGGCAACGGTCCAATGGCCGTTCGGATCGATGCCCGGAGGCGCGCCATAGTCGGTGGACGGCGGAGTGAAATTCGCGCTCCAGCGCGCGACAGTCGACAGGCGGAATTCACGAACCGTGCCCAACCAGGTCGAGCCGATGATCGGCTGCGCTGTCGGATCGTTGACGCTGCCGCTGATGGCGACATCGCCGCCTTCCTGCACGCCGTCGATGAACAGCTTGAGCACGCCGCCAACGCGGACGATCGCAATATGGTGCTCGCCCCGGTTCAACGAGGTGCTGAACTTGGTCGTGCCGGTGACGCGATAGATCGTGTCGCCGACGAGAACGACGGCCTGCATCACGTTGCTGTCGAGCCGTCCGAGGTAGAGCGCCGATGTCGCGGCGACGCCCGTCGCGTGGCTGTAAAGCTGCGCGAGCTTGCCTTCGGTCTGCTCGCACGCAAACCGCATCTCGACCGTGAAGTCACCGCCGCCCAGCGAGAAGTCCGGATGATCGGGCGTCGTTATCTGATCGCTGACGCCGCCGTCGAGCCGCAACGCACCATGGTCAAGGCGCGCCGTGCCGCTGGGAAGCCAGAGATGCTGTGCAGCACCTTTGGCGATGTCGGTATAGAGAAAGCTTTCGTTCAGGTGCAGCAGAGACTTGGTGTTCGAGTCGTTGCCGCTTGGCAGAATCACATTCGAGAACGCAACCGCATCGCCGACGTGGACCCGGTGACCGGGGTGCCGAACCCGGATGGCTGGTGACCCGGCGGTGGTCGAGAAGGGATACTTGACCTTGCCGCTGATGACCTGTTTGGCCACCATTTGCTAGGCCGCCAAGTAGGTGATGTTGCCGAGCGTCGCCATGTATCCAGGCGCGGGCATGTTGACATGCCGCCCAGTGCCGCCATCGGCGGCGAGCGCCAGATCAAACGAGAAGACATTGGCCGTTTCGCTGACCGCCTCCTCCGACCATGCGCGGTACCACGCCTGCGACGGCTTGGTGCGCAGATCGAACATCTTGCGCAGATTGAGCGTCAACTCTTCGCGCGTCGCCGGGGTGTCGGGATCGAGGCCGTAGATGATGTGGTCGATGGGGTACGGCAGCGGTGCCACGACGAAGAAATCCTTCACCGCCACCGGCCGCACCGTGTCGAGATAGGCGCGCACGACATCGACATCTGGCGGCAGCGGGAAGCCGTCGTTGTCGGCCCGGAGGTCGTCCATCATGAAGCGCACCGAGACTGTGCCGATGCCCATCTCGAGCGGATAGGACCACGCGCGCGTCACGCCCGGAACGGCGAGCGTCCATTGGATGTAGTCGGTCTTGTCGCCGCCCATCGGCGGCTGCTGAATCCGCAACAGCACGCGCGTGCGCAAGTCGTCGTCGTTCTCTTCGGGCGCGCCACCCGTCACGTTCACGACCACTGCCGCGTCATCGACTCCTGGCGGGGCGGAGTCGAACGCTATGTTGTCGCCGGGATCGAGATTGCCGTCCGGGCCGCCGTCGAGCGCGCGGACTGGCACGTTGGTTGGGCCGGTGCCGACGTAGGTGAGCTGCAGCGTCTCGTAGCTGAGATTGTTGTCGGAGACGAGCACGCTGTAGGCTGGAACGACCGCGCCCTCAGTGCCGGTGACTGTCACCGTGCCGAATGCCAGCGTCGGCTGCTTGCGGCCCTTGCTGCCGTCTGCATTCACCAGCCATATCTGGCCGTGCCGATCGAGCCACTCGGTTTCGGCCGTGTCGACCATGATCTGCTTGGCGAGCCAGTCGAGATATTCGAGCACCAGCCGCGCCATGCCAGCGGTGGCATCGCAGATCACGCGCAGCACGTTGTTGCCGACCATGGCCGCGCCCTGCACCATGGCGGTCACGTTGTCGCGCACCATGCGGCGGGTGTCTTTGAGCGTCGGGGTTGACCAAGGCATTTGTCACTCGATGATCTCTTGCCACATGCTGTCGAAGCGCAGCGCGATGGACTGCTTTGGCCCGCGATAGATCGTCACCGCCACGTCGATGCGCGAGTAGTTGTAGGCATTGCGTTCGGCGAACACGTCGATGGCCGTTGCAATTCTCTGATCGATGAACGGCTGCAGTGCCTCGTAGGTGTACAGCTGCGCGCGCTGCACGGTGTCACCAGCGAAATAACCTTCGTCGGTGATCTTGGCGCGCTCGAGCAGCCACAGCCGCGAGCCGATCGGCCAGCCGTTCCAAATCTCGGCCGCATCGAGATCGCCCCACCATCCGCGACGGCTCTCGTTCGGCGGCAGATCGGGCAGCGGATCGTCCTCGCGCGCCAGCGCATTGGTGGCGAGCGCGACGATGATGGCGTTGGCCAATTCCTCTGTCTCGTCGAGCGCACCGAGCGGTGTCAGCAGCCAGTCGAACGTGACCAGCACCGGAACGCGCTGATAGATTTCGGTGAGCCGGATATCGACCATCAGGAGGGCCAACCTGTTGTGACATCGTAGTTAGCGACTGCCGCGATGGTGGTAAGCGCAGCGACCTCCGAGCGCAGTTGCGCGCAGCGCGCCGCGAGCGGCGTGCGCCGCCCGAAGATGGCATTGATGACCGCAGCCAAGCCCTGCGGGCCGAGATAGACGAGTTGCTGATCGAGCGTCGTGCAGGCAATCCCGCCGGACGGGCCGATCTGATACCGCACCAGCAGCGCGCCCGGTCTGCCGTCAACGCCGCCACGGGCACCGCCGCCGCCATAGGCACCGCCGAGGCCGCTGTTAAATCCTGGCTGCGATGCCGGATTGCCGCCAGCACCGCCGCCGCACGGCAGCGGACCGGTGCCATCGCCCCCAGGAGTTGGCCCGACATTCGTCACGCCGCTGACGAACACGCCGCCCGCACCGCCTGCGCCGCCTGCGCCGTAATCGGCCGCGCCGCCAGCACCGGCATGATTGCCGTCGGTGGGCGGGGCACCCGCGAGGCCGGGGCCATGCGGCCCGCCTGCGCCGCCTGCGCCATAGCCCGTGCCACCCCAAGCGCCGCCAGAGTTCGCGACATCGCCAATGCACTGCGACGCGAGGCCAGCACTGGTGCCCGCTGCGCCCTTCGCCAGGAACATGCTGGCCGAATAGAACCACGTATCGGGAGCGGCCCCCGGCGTGCCGATCTGGATCGGAATCGAGTTGCCGGGACCCAGAGAAATCGGCACGAGTTTGCGCGCCCAGGCACCGCCGCCCAGATTCCCCGCCCCGATGCCTTCCACCGTGGCGAAGCTGCCGTTCGTCACGTTGCCAGGAACGATCCAGGGCGTATTGGCCGTCAGCAGGACCGACACGGGATCGAGCAGACCGGCGGCGGCCGCGAGCGCAGCGGACAACTGTGTCATCGATGGGTCGCGCGCATCCCAGAAGTAGCCGATGTAGCTGAACGGCATGGTGCGCTTGCTGTGGTAGATGCTGTCGATGATCGCGTACTTGATGTACTTCGCACCATCGAGCGTCAGCCCAACGCCCATGATCCAGGCGCTCATCACGCCCGCGTACGCGACCATGTCGATGAACGGCACGCGCACCTTGCTGCGATCGTTATATTCGATCTCTCCAGCGCACGAGTCGGTGCTCCAACAGACCATTCGAACATTCGATGGGATGGTCGCGCCGAACACGGCAACGGACTGGTTGTCGATGCACACCAGATTCGATGCCGGGACGATCAGGAATTTCACTTGACGAGAACCTTCTTCGCAAAATTGTCGATGTCCTCGTAGCCGTTTGTGTCAATGGTGCCCCGACACGATGCTGGCCGATCGGCGGTGATGTCGCCGACGTAGACCATCTGCCCGAGGCCATCGATCAGCACGGCCGCCTTCGTGCCGTCGGGGTCCGCGCGCGCGAGGACCTGCTTGTTCTTCTGGTCCTGGATCACGCCAGTTTCGGACGTGGTGTGGAAAATTCCCTCGTTGTTGTCGTCCTCATTCGGCAGCTTGAACAGAATGACGTTGGTGCCATTCTGGATCGTGATCGTTTTCTTTATCTCATCGAGGACCACGGTGTTCGTGCTGTCGGTCGAGATCGTGATCTTCTTTTTCTGCTTGCCGCTGCTGTCCTTGGTCTCGTCGAGCACGATGTGCAGGCTAGGCGTCTCGGTCGTGTTCTTCTTGTCTTCGAGGTGGTCGTGGGACAGCATGTTGCCGTCCTCGTCCTGCCGCTTGATGATGATCTCGTTCTTGTCCTTGTAGATAAACGACAGGTGCTTGGGCTTGTTGTCGTCCTTCTCCAGCGACTGGTCGCGCGACGGCTTGCCCTTGTCGTCGGGCTCGTTCTTGCCGAAGGCGTCCTTCTTCGGCTCGTCCTTGATGATCGTGCTGAAGGTGGTGAACGGCGTGCGGGTGTAGATGCCCGTGCGCGTGATGTGAACCTTCTGCTGCTGGTCGTCGTAGAAGACCGTCTCGCCTTCCTTGAGGCCCCACAGCCGAAAGCGCCGGTCGTCGAGCCGCGTGATCACCGCGTGGGTGCGCTCGCTGCCGAGGAACTCGACGATCATCTCGGCGAGCTTGTCGCCGTCCTCGCCGCCACCGCCGCCATCGCCCGCGCGGCCACCGCCGCCGCCAGACCCGCCTTGCTGCTTCTGGCTGGGCTTCTTGGGGTAGCCGCTGAACCCGTAGTCCTGAAACCGCTCGACCGCAGGCTTCTTCTCGTCCTTGAGAATCTGGATGTCGCATTCCTGAAACAGGTGCTTGTCGTCGGCCTTGGTCAACGTGCCGCGCGCACACAGCACCAAAGCTCGCCGCGCGGCATCGGCCAGCGTCGATCGAACTGACATTTGCTCTCGCCCTTTTTTTACTGATCCAGCGGAATCACATCAGTCGGCTCACTCCACAATTCGAGCAGCGTGCGCGTGCCGCCCTGATTGTCCTGCATGAACTCGACCGACTTGATCCACAGCTTCTGGCCGTCGATGTCCTTGCCCGCCAGCGGCGAGCTCACCTGTGTCCAAGTGCCCTCCCGCCAGAGGTCGCCAGCCGTCGTCATCCACCCCTGCACGGTGACGAGCGCCTCGACCTTGAGATTCATGCGCCACATGGCCTCGAACTTGGCGCGGTCGTTGGCCTGCTCGTCGGCGCTGAAACGCTCGCTGTGGGTCACAAGGACGCGAGGCCGCTTGGACTTGCCGCCGTCGACTTTCTTCTTCACTTCGCTGACGGTCCTGCCGCGCTCCTTGTCGCTGCCGTTGCGCTGGCCGAGAACGATGATGCTCTGCATCAGCGACATGTCGTTGACGGTGAACCGCGCTTCCAGAATGTTGCGCCCTTCGACCAGTTGACCGCTCGAGCCGGTCGCCTTCTCGCGCGCGACAAGCTCTTCGTCCTCCTCGCCGATGTAGAGCTTTTGCTGGCGGGCCAGGCGCTCGATGAGTTGGAACGGCGTCTCTCCCGGCTGCACTTGCACGGGACTTTTGAGTGGCTTGTCCGCGCCCTCGACCCGCATCGTCATGTTGTACGGCTTAAGCACCTCGTTGCCGATCTGCGTCAGGGTCTTCCCTTCATCCCAGTGACCGCCGTGGACCTTGTCCAACTCGATGCTGCAATCGATCGGGTCCTGGCCGAAGCTGCGGCCCTGGATCATCACGCCATGCCTGCTCTTGTCGTAGGCGACTTGCCGCACATTGACGTAGCCGGTGATGGCCTTCTTGCCGCCGAGCGAGATGGTGACCTTGTCCCCCGGCTGCAGGCCGGTGCTGCCTTTCTTCTCTCCAGCGGTGAGCGTGAAGGTGTGCGGCACCTCCGCCCACGCGCGGCGCACGCGCACGCTTTCCCATTCGGTCTGGTTGCTACCGCCGCCCTGGACGGTGACTGTCTCGTCTTGCTTCGGCATCAGAACGTCGCCACCGCATCGACGCGCCCGCGCGCCTGCACGTTGATGATGTCGCCGACGGTGATGCGCGTCTGGTCACGATAGTGACCGGCGGGGACATCAGCCGTCTCGGCATGGGTGACGGTGATCAGGATCTCACTGGTGGTGTTGGGCACGATCTCGATTCCGTTTCCGAGCGTCTTGGTGAACAGCACCTCGCCTGCCGCATCGGCGAGCCGCCACTCCACCTGGGCGCTCGTGCTGATCAGATCGATCGGCTTGCCATCGGCATCGTTGCACGTCAGGTGGATGAACCAGTCGTCGCCGACGTTGAACAGCAACCGGTCATGCACATTGTTCGGCTCTAGCGAGATCATCTCAACTCCCGATCGCCCGCCCGGTGACGCCGCGCATCGCGTTCGACTCGCCGTGATGCCGGTAGGCGAAGCGCAGGCCCATCGGCAGTTGGAAGATTGGCATCATCACAAACTCAGGACTGCCCGTATCGAAGCCGATGCCCGTGAGGCCGTTGATCTCGTAGAACCACGCCAGACCGAACGTCGGCGACGAGGTGGTGATCGGCCTGCCGCCGAGCGCATTGACCTGATGGATGATCGGCAGATCGAGCACCGGCTTGCCGGTGATGAGCGGCGACGCGACGAGTGCCTTGCCGGTCTGCGCCAGCGGAGTGTCGATCGACGGCACAGCTGTCGCGAGGTCGAGCTTGAGCAGCGCGTGCTTCTGGCCGAGCTTCGCCGTGCCGAACGCTGGTGCGCCGGTCGCAAAGCCTGCGGCCTGGAGCGCGCCGATCTGCACCATGCTGGGCACGCCCAGGACCGGTGCGCCGGTTACCAGAGCGCGGCCATTTATCTGATGCGTCTGGCCGACTGCTGGCTGATCGAGGCTTGGCGCGGAGGTGGCAACGCCATCGGCCGTGAAGCCGATGACCTCGTTGAGGTTCGCAGGCCGGAAGACCGGCTGTCCGGTCGCGAGCGCATCGGCAGCGAGCGCCTGTACCTGCCCGACTGCAGGCGCGCCCAGGACCGGTGCGCCGGTCGTGAGCGCGGCCGCCGTGAGGAAGGTGCTGACAATGGCTGGCGTGCCAAGCTCTGGCGCGCTTGTTTCCAATCCATCGGCCGCCAGCACGGTGCCAAGCTTCGGACGACCGAACAGCGGCGACGCCGTCGCCAGCGTTGCGCCCTGCAGCCGATAAATCGGCGTGGAGCTGGGCGACCCGATGTCCGGCTCGCCAGTGACGACTGGCAGGGCGTGCAGGAAGGCTGCGCCGGTCCCGACCTCCGGTTGACCGAGGAACGGCGCACCGACGGCGATCTCCTCGGCCGTCAGATACTGCTGTTCGATGAGGTGTGGAGTGCCGAACGCTGGCGACTGCGTCGCCAATGCCGGTGCGAGCAGATTCTGCGCCTGACCGACAGTGGGGGCACCGGGGACTGGCGCGGCGGTCGCCAGGGGATTGGCGACCAAGGCCTGCCGCTGACCGACGCTGGGTGCCCCGAGAGTGGGCGAGCCGATCGACAGCGGCGGCGCGGTGAGGTTCGCACCACGCACCATCGATGGCGTGCCGAGCACGGGCGCGCCGGTCGCCAAAGCCGGGGCCGCGAACGGCTGGACCTGAGCAAGAACGCTAAAGCCCATAACCGGTGGCGCGGTTGCCAGGACGAAACCGGCCAGGACTTGGGTCTGCGCGATGTCTGGTGGCGGCACGTTGACCGGTGGCCCGGTCACCAGCGAATCGCCAAAGAGCATCTGCGTCTGCAATGACGCAGGCATGCCGATCTCTGGCGACGAGGTCGCAAGGTCGACCGCCGTGAACACATAGACCGTGCTTGCACTCGCCAGGATCGGCGTGCCGAGATCGGGTGCGGCGGTCGTCAGGCTGTCGGCGGCGAGGGCTTGCGTCTGCCCGATGGCGGGCGCGCCAAACTGCGGTGTGGCGGTGGCGAGATCGGCGGCGAAGCAGAGGACGGTGAGGACGAGGGCCGGGGTCGCCAGAGCGGGCGACGACGGCACCAGCGGATCGGCCACCAGAATGTAGGACTGCCCGACGCCCGATGGCGTATCGAGAACCGGCGCGCTGGTGACGAGGCTCGTCGCAGTGAGCGCCTGCACCTGGCCGACCGCTGGCGCGCCGATCGTCGGGAAGCCGGTGGCCAGCGCATCAGCGACGAACAGAGAGTTCTGCGACAGGTCCGCGCTGCCGAACGCTGGAGCGGTCGTAGTGACCGGCGTTGCCGTGAGCACTTGCGTCCCGGCGACGGCCGGGGTGCCGAGCACTGGTGCTGCAGCCGCGAAAGCATTCGCTGTGAGATCGTGAGCGCCGCCGACCTGACCGAGCGCAACCGCTCCTAACGGTGCAAAGCCGAGCATGTCATCTCACCTTACGGCGCGATCAGTGTTGACCACCCTGTTGCGGCCGTCGAGAGGCCGGTGTCATTGAAGTGTGTGCCATCGAGGCGATGGGTCGAGTTCGGGCAGTTGGTGTCGGCGTCGTAACCCAGCACGATGTTCGACGGCGCGCTGACAGCATTGGTGATGCCGGTGCGGATGGTCGAACTCGTGGCTCCGCCGTTCATCGTGTACAGGCCTGGATAGAACGGCGCGACGCAACTGAGGGCGCGAATGCCAGCGACGATGGCCTGGATCGAGGCGGTGATGCTGGCCGCCGATGTCCCATTGATGTTGTCTGTCTCGCCGTCGCCCCAGATGAAATAGTCCGGCTCGAGGCCTCGCGCGCGGCAGCGCAGGATGGCGGTGCTGATCCGGTTGAAGAGACTGCCAGCGGCCGCTGGCGTCCAGATATTGTACGGCGTTCCGCCGATCGCAACCGGCACGACGATGCAGCGCGTCGCCTTGCCGCGCGAGATCAGACTATCTGCAAGGCGCATGCACAGGCTGCTGGGACCGCCGCCACTGCCGCAGCCGAGCACGGGGTCCGCCCCGGCATAGATGCCGCCATCGTAGATGTTCAGATTCTGTGCGAGCGAGCTGACCGTCGTGTACGTGCTCGAACCGCAGGAGGTGCAGTGGTTCGATTGGCCACCGATCACGATCACCTTGGTGCCCGCTGACAGCACCGACGACTTTTGCAATCTGCCGACAGTGTTCTTGTAGCCCTCAACGACCACGCCAGCGGAGGTGGCACCGAACTCAGCGATCGGGAACGGGTCCGGTGCTGACG